GGAGAACAGTGCGTCCGAGAACCGCTCCGCTTGATCAATTTCCAAGCCATACGCATTCAGACTGGAAACGATGACCAGCAGTGCATCGCTTAATTCTGCCTTGCTCGCAACTGCCAGCTGCTCAGCCTGCGAGACTGCCCCGATGGCGTCCTCAAAGTCTATGCCTGCGGATATCGCCGTATAGATGGACTGGGTAACATCCTCTAGCGGCTTCGTGCTGGTGGATGCATAGCTGAGAATGGCTTCTCGAAATTCATTAATGGCGTCAACGGGCGCGTCGATCAGTGTGGTTATCTCACTGAACGCAGCATCGAAATCGCCAGCCGTCTTGACCGCGAACGCAGTGATCGCGGCACCGGTTGCCAGAAGCCCCGCCTCAAGTTTGAGCGCAGATGTGGTGAAGTCGGCAATCGGCTGGGTTGCGGTATTTAAGCCCTGCGCGAATTTCTGGGTATTCCCCAAGGCAGCAGCAGTGGCAGCGCCTGTTTTGTCAATCCCGTTAAAAACGAGATCGATGGTTCGTTGTGCGTCAGCCACTATTTGCGCCTCTGTTCTGCATTGCGCTCACGGTAGTATTCACCCCATAGGGTAATTTCGGTTTCAGTCAGATAGCCCTCTGGAAACAGATCGGGGCGCACCTCAAACAAGAAGCGGCCCCGCTCCGCACACAGCATCACGCAGGCTCGGACTTCACCGCTTTGCCAGAGGGCTTCCGCTTTCCCACTTCGGACCCTTTGCCGGTAAGGCTCAGGATGCGATTTGTGAGGTTGTAAAAAACCGTGGGGAAGGATTCGGCAACCTTCACAGCAACGTCGCGATTCTCCATGCCCAAAGCCGGGGAAACCGACCCGGCAGTGAGCATCTCAATGCGCCGAGAGACATCCGAAGGGACTTCACCCTCGGTCAGCCCCATTGTCTTGCGTAAAGCAGTCGCCTTATCGCCTTTCCCTGCCATCGCCTCAACCAGCGCCTTGATGTTCTCCTGCCCCTGCTCTGCCGCCATGTTGGCAATAGCAAGTTCGGAGGCCGTCAGGTTGCGCACGGTCCACTCGGGCTTATCCTCCCCGAACCAGTCTTTCAGTTCGGGGACCTTGATCGTCTCCGTCCGTGGAGACAGGGAATCATTCAGGAACTTTTGCAGATCCATCAGGACACCACATCAAGCGACTCGGTTGTCGGGGAGATCGTGCATTCCGCAGTCGGCGAACCACCACCGGCAGGGTTTGAACGAGAGACACCCAGAATCCCCTGTGTAAGCTGCTTCGGAAACAGCTTGTCGCGGTCGGGTCTAAACTCAGTCCAGATGTTCTGGCCCTTCTTCGACAAAAATGCATCCGAGATGCCGTCATTGAGGATGGTCGAGAACGACGCCTGGTTGAGCGTAGAGGACGAACTACCTACAGGGCCATCGTATGTATCGGTTGATGTGATGCTGTAGGTGGACTCCGCAGGGGTCCAGTCGCTGACCTTCGGCAGAGGCGCAAACAGCGGCGTTGCACCACGGATAGAAACCTTCTTCGGCAGGTCTCCAGTGTGGATTGTCGGAAGCGCCTCATTGAAAGTCACCAGACCTCGACCGAAATCAACCTGGAAGGTCGGGAAGTCTGACCGCTCCTGGTGAAGGTTGGGCACCTGGAAGATCTCGCCAGAGGTGACAGCCGCCGCAGTGACTGAAGTCAGCCGAACCTGCCCGATCTCAATTGAGCCGACCGGAATGTACGGAGGGCCACCATCAGCGCCGCGCACTTCCGAGAACTCGGTGTGTGCAGTGCCCGGAACCGCCGCCAATGCGCCAGCCGCTGTGACAGTGATTGACGTAATGCGGTGCGTGTCCGTCGTAGCGCCGCGTGACACGCTAAGGGTTCCCGTTGCGACCGAAAGTACGCCGTCAACACCCGCACCGGAGGCGCCCGCCATAGAGGCCGTGAGAGACGCCACAGAGACTTCATCATCACTGGTCGTGGGAGTGACGGCGCCGCCAGTCAAAAGCCCGTAAGGAGCAATGACCGCCTCCGCACCCGTTGCCTGGGAGATCGGGGAAAATGAAGCCTCAAACGTGGTGAGATCACCACTGTCCGTCATATCCTCAAAAGGAAATGCGGTCTGGCCTGACTCATAACGCAAAATGGGAGATCCCATAGTTTAGTCCTCGTCTATCGTGTAAGGGTCGCCGCGAACCGTGTGGTATCGGACGGTGAATTGAGCCTCGGCGAAGACGAATCTTCCGACCTCGGTCTGTATGCCGCCGCCGGTGTACTGAACACCGTCAGCGAGGTTGCCGAAGCTCTCATCGGCAAACATCTCGGACTTGATGGAGGCAAGCAGTTCGTTTGCCTGCGCCCTCATCGCGTCCCTGTCGTTATCTGCGGCCTGCGCGGCCCTTGCGACCACCACAGGCATAAGAATGTTGGAGAGGTTGTACTGATCGTCTGAGGCCTGCTCTGGCTGGTCCTCGACAATGGTCACAGGTAGGTCGCGCTCATCTTCCGGCGCAGGAATGCCATACTCCCCGCCGACCGCTGTCGTAATGGCTGACAGCAGCTGCTCTCTGATTGATGTGGGCACGGGTTATTCCTTGGGGAATTTCTTTGCGAGCAGGAATCGCATGGCGTCAAGTAGCTGCGCCTGATAGATGTCGCTCGCCTCTGGCAAAACATCATCCCGCACCGTGTTGAATACCTGCGAAAGGCTTGGCGCGTTGAATACTTTCAGGTTGCCACCCTTTGGCCCGGGCGTTGCGCGTCTGGCTGCGATAGCCACACGCCGGCTGTTGGGTAAAATCAGATAAAACGGCTTGCCTTTTGTTTCTCCAGGCGCTCCTGATACGGATTTAGTCGCCCCGCTCGGCTTGACCTTCACCCGAATGCCCCTTTTCGGCACTTCAGGCGGACGAAACCAAGAAATCTTCTCAGAGCTCACGCTGGCGTCGGTCGAATATAGAGACAGCAGCAGCCCTCTTGATGGCGTGCTGATCGCGCCATTGAGTCGATCGCGCGCAGCCCTGCGAATAGTCAAGCGACTGTTGACGTATGCGGCTTTTAGCCTCACCTGCGAACGGATGGCCTGACTGGCCTTTGTCCTGACCCTGGGTGCAGACCGATTGATTGCAACCCTCACAGCTTCCCGGGAATTGCCGCCAACAAATTCAAACAGCGACTGAGCCTCCCGGATATCATCGGGATTCGCCTCAATATTGTATGAAATCATACCGTCAGTGCCCGATGTTCGAGTTCGTCAGATGCCAGCAGGGAGTCGACCGTGTAGACCTTGCCCCCGATTGTGTAGGTCTCGTTTCTTCGGGGTCCGTAGCCCAGTTCAGATGCGCGAACACTGATGACAGCGGTTTTCCCGGATACATCGGCCACATCGCCGTATTGCTGCAAATCATGCTCGATAATGGCGCGGACGGTCTTTGCATCGCCTGTCAAAGGGGTATAGATGCACTCCTCGGTATTACGCGCCGAGTAGATGGCGTCTATGGCCCTCTGAAGATCTTCAGCCAGCGTCACGGGTTTCGCCGCCGTCGTGCATCTTGTTTGTTACCTTCTTCGGCGCGGGCTTCGGGGCTTTCGCCTCAATGTATTGAGCCTTGCCTAACTGCACCAGTAAGTGTGCGTCTGACTTTGACGCATCAACCTCATCGCCAGCCTTCACAGGATTGCCACCGCAAACAGTGCCAGCCAGCAATTTAATTCTCTTGGTATCCATACATGCCCCTTAAAGGGAGACGGGGCCTAAGCCCCGCCTCTGATTCTCAACCTACGATTAAGCGGTGTCGTTGTTAAACGCGAAGCTGACCGGATGGCGCACCGCGATATCCATCGACTGCAGGGCGACAATACGAACGCCGCCAGATGTATCAAGCGCATAAGGATTGACCATGATGTCCAGTCCGCCCCACATGCCGATCATCAGCTCTGACCAGTTACCGAAGAACAGATCACCAGAAGTGACCTGATTGCTTACACCGACACCATAACCGTTTACCGTATTACCCGGCTCCCAGATGGTCATGCCGGTGCTGGAGAACTTCTCGGTGGACTTGAAATGCCCGCGCATATCAGGCCTGCACACGTATGCCATAGTACCCTCGTCGGCGTTGTCGGCAGCGATTGCTGATTCCATTGCGACGACTTCGGCAAACGTGGGATTAGCTGCCGCAAAAGCGGTCGGAGCATTGATCCCGGACTGATTGGAAATACCTGTAGGCTGGTTGCTTGAGCCAGATCCATACAGAGCGGCAAGATCAATGCCCAGGGCAAGCACGCGTGCCAAGTCATTGCGGACAAACGTCTCGATATCAATCGATGATTGCAGCAGCAACTGGCGCGTGTACTCCGTAAACGCACCGTATGTCTTTGGGATCAGCGGCACTTGGTCAAAGCCCTGCTGGCTTTCGGTCGGCGCACCGCCTTCAGCAACCCAATAGCCGGTCGCAGCACCCGTCTGGCGCGGAAACGCCACATTGCCTTGCAGCCCGGTCATCATGGTTGCGCCAACTTGGTTGATGACGCTGCGGTTGCGCAAAATGTCAATAAGACCGCGAAGCTCAGTCGCCACGGTGTTTCCGCCGTTAGCCGCAGTGCCAACATTCAGATCACGCTTCAGCACATCAGGCGGAACCATGAAGCCCATTGACCGACGGCCAGAAGCCTCTTGCGCAGACTCGCTTACTTCCATCTCAAAAGCAGCCGCCTTGCGGAGACGTGCATTGTCAGGATTGGCAAGCGCAGCCATTGCCCGCGTGAAGCTGTAGCGGTCGCTCTCGCGATCAGAGAGACCAATCTCGGGAATAGCGCCTGCTCCTGCGTCGTTGTCCTCTGCCATACGAGAAAGAACCGCCTGGCGGAACTGAGCAACGTCATGCCCCTTAGACACAAACTCGTCTGCGAGGTCTGGGTATTGAAACTGCTTGCCAATAGCCTCAATTTCACGAATACGCACAAGCTCCTCTTTGCGTGCGCTATCGCGCTCGGCAGCAATGTCAAACTTTGGAGTGACGACCGCCGGGGCATCATGGTCTTTTGCCCGGGTTTCAGGCTGCTTGTTTTCATCAGTCATTGTATTGCCCTCCTTGGGGCGATAGTCTGAATTGGTTGAACTACGTCCCACTCCAACAGATGCGTCTGCTGGCACTGCGACAAAACTGATCTCGAATGGCTCCCAGTCATCCACTCTGTAATACGCCTCACCGTCATCGCTGCTTTTTTCAAGCACCATGTTGTGAACTCGGTATCCGACAGATATAGACTTTCTGATGCCATCCATTACATCCGTGAAAATTTCCTGCGCTCTTACGCCTCTCCCGAAGCGCAATACAGCCCGCCCCACGCGGTCGCCATCCACCTTCACGCTTTCAACGACACCCACATGGTCGCGAGTGTCGTGGTCTACCAGAACCGCACCACCATCCTGCAGCCTCCCCAGGCGCACGGATTCGGGCTTATGGTCTAGTATTTCGTAGCCGAAAAAGCGCAGGTAAGGGTCTTCGCTGGAAAACGCGACCTCAACTGTTCTTGCCTCTTCGTTAATAGTTTGCCGATGGCCCAGCGAAAACGAGCGATGCTGCGCCTCCGACTGGAACTTATTCAGAGATTCGGTCATCGGTATCATCCTCTTGAGCCATTTCTTTTGTTCGCAGGATTGCAGATAACCGCTCGGCTTCTGCCTCTAGTTCGGACCACACTTGCTCAGGGTCGCCGCCGCTCTCGCGTATAATCTGCTGCCGCGATTTCAGTCCGTTATTAACGGCAATCACGTTTGCATTCGTGTCTTTCAGTGGGTCCACCCAATCCCAACGGCGGGGCCTCCATGTGTGTCTGGAGAACTTATCCAATCGAGACAGCGGCAGCGGAGAGCCGCCCTGGCCCAGAATCACTCCAAGCCCTAAAGCCTGGGGAAGCCAGTTTAGATAAACCCGACGGAGAAACCGCTCCGACATCCATTCTTGCGTGGCCTTCCATGCCTCTCTATCTTCCAGCACACCGGCGCGGATGCTGGAATAGTTCACGCCCTCAAGATCATTGCTAAGGCTGTTGTATGAGACGCCGAGACCAGAGGCAACGCCGCGCAGGCACGTCTTGACGAACGCGCCGAACTGCTGGTGAGGGTAGTCAGGGTCGAATGGCGTGAACCCCATGCCGTCAGGCAGCTGCTCAAACACCCCGGGCTCCACATCAGTCAACAGCCCACCCTGACCGTCTTCGTCATCGCCGATATAACCGTCGCCGCCTGGGCTGGTAAAGAAGCCCATCTTTGCGGCACCAATGCGCGCCGCCGTTACCGCCGCCTCCTCGTAGCCGCCCAGCATATTTAGCCGCATCATGGCTGTCGCGGCTGCTGGAATGCCGCGCTTCTGCCCGACCCTCTCTGGAACAAACGCGTGGATTATCTGCTCGGCAGGTATAGACCGGTATCGTCTGCCGTTGTAAGAGTACGAGTCAGACATGGCGGCATGGTCTC